TGCTGTCCCAAATTCTACACCCACCATTGTTCTTATATTGGCTGAATATCAATATAAGGCAGCGTTTGTAGCGGATGTAGAATTAAATACAGTGGCATGCCTTACAGAGTTGATGTCGAGTGTGGAGTGGAAATAATGAATCCATTCGATTTTGTAAATGCGATCAATACAACCAAGAAAGATATTATGGTAACTCCAGCAGATGAGAAATCATATAACGCTTTCATGGTTAACCGGTCATTGTCATATTTTCAGGATACTGTTTTGTTGGCAAATACCATGAACATTCACCATCATATCGACAATAAAATGCAATTTGAATTCCTGCTAAATATAGTAAGTAAGAGAAAACGCTTCAGTAAATGGGGCAAAGTTTCCTTACCAAAGGACATTGAGGCAGTGAAAGAGTATTATGGATTTTCAAATGAGAAAGCCAGAATCGCTCTAAATGTGCTTAATGATGATCAACTAAGTGAATTGATAGATAAGGTGGGCAAAGGTGGAAAAACAAGAAAGTAAAATCGTGTCGTGGACTCCCATGCATATGGTTGAGATCACACTTAATGAGCCTGATGATTTTCTGAAGGTAAAGGAAACTTTGACAAGAATTGGAGTGTCTTCACGTAAAGAGAAGAAGATATTTCAGTCATGTCATATTCTGCATAAGCAGGGACGATACTTCATCGTTCATTTCAAAGAGCTGTTTATGTTGGACGGCAAGCCCTCAAATCTTACAGAAGATGATGTGGGTAGACGTAATACAATCACACAGTTGTTAAGTGATTGGGGTCTGATTGGCATTGTGAATGCTGAACAGGTAAAGGATAAATCGCCACTAAGACAGATCAAAGTGATCTCTTTTAAAGAGAAAAGTGAATGGATATTGTGTCCAAAATACAATATCGGCCAACATCATACAGGAGAGTAAATAATGTCAAGTCCAATCTATATAATCCGACTTAGTTCGGGTGAAGAGCTTATTGCAAATGTGAAGAAAGACGCGCCAAAAGATCAGGATCATATGTATCTTGAGAACGTAGGCGTAATGTTTATGAGTCCAGAAGGTAAATTGGTTGTGCAGAAGTTTATGGCATATTCAACTATCCATCGGAAGGGCGGATCTCTCCCAGTTAAGAATTCTGACGTGTTGTTTGTATTAGAGCCAATTGATGGTCTGGCACAATTACATGGTCAGGTATTTCCTGAAACTGTAAAAAGTTCGTTTGATCCAGCAGCCATATACGCAAAGGAAAGTAAAATTATCCTTGATATTTAAGCAATTCCGTGTTATAATATATTATACAAAATTGAGAAGGAATATGCATTATGGATTTTTATACTAACGTATCAAGACGCGGTAATAAGCTACTAGTACGTGGTGTTAAAAATGGTCATCGGTACACCGAAAAAGTGGCGTATCGACCGACCATGTTTCTTGAGAATAAGGCCAATACAAATTCTGTATCTGGCTGGTCTACAATTCATGGCAATCCAGTTGAACCAATTGAATTTGATGAAATGGGCGAAGTTAAAAAGTTCGTAGATTCTTATTCTATGGTCTCCGGAATTCAAGTCCATGGCCAAAATAATTTCGTCACACAATACATTTCCGATCGTTATGGAAATGAAGAATTGGAATTTGACGATACACAAATCAATGTTGCATATCTTGATATTGAGACTCCGTCTAATGATGGATTCCCAAGGCCCGAACTTGCTGAATGGCCTATCGTATCAATCATCCTACAGAATAACCAATCAGACAAGTATTATGGCTGGGGTACTGTGCCGTTTGATTCTTGGAAAGTGGATAAGGATTGGTTGGATGGTTCTGACGTAGAATATACTCAATACGATTCAGAAGCCAAATTACTCATGGCCTTTGTTCAATGGTGGTCGCATCCAGTTAATACTCCTGACGTGATTACTGGTTGGAACGTTAAGTTATTTGATATGACTTATATGATCAATTGTATTACCGGTGTTATTGGTGAGTCATTTACCAAGAAATTATCTCCGTTTGGTCACGTCAATCGCCGTGATGTTAGGACAACGCATGGCGAGGAAATGGCATATGAGATTCAAGGTATTTCAATTATGGATTATCTTGATGTCTTTAAGAAGTTTGGTTATACATATGGTCCTCAGGAATCGTATAGACTTGATTTCATTGCTGAAGTAGTTCTTGGATCTAAGAAGGAAGAGTATGCAGAAGAACATGATAATCTGTATAACTTCATGCATAATGATCCTCAGAACTTTATCGTATATAACGTGAAAGACGTGTACTTGGTTCGGGAAATGGAGAAAGCAATTGGTCTGTTGAATCTGGCGATGACAGTAGCGTATAAGGCTGGATCATCTTATGATGCAACTCTTGGTACTGTAGCTGTTTGGGATGCTTACATTTATCGTGTATTGGCAGAACAGAAGGTTGCGGTTCCAATGACCAGTTCACATGACCGTCCTGAATTGGGTGGTGGACATGTTAAAGAGCCGATTCCTGGGCGATATAAATGGGTGATGTCGTTTGACTTTGACTCACTATATCCTCACGAAATTATGCAGTTTAATATGAGTCCAGATACAATTATCAATGATCGCGTGCCGAATATAACACCGGATACAATCTTGGATGGGGCTATGAATCCAACTGAACATTCTATGTCAGCGGTAGGCCAATTATTCAGTAAATCGAAGATGGGATTCATTCCCGGCATTGTCGATGCCTTGTATAAAGAACGTAAGGTTGTTAAGCGAAGTATGTTGGATGCAGAACAAGTATTGGAAGGGATAAAGGCGGAGTTGCATAAAAGGGGTCTATCGATTAAAAAGTAGAAATCCTGATTTGTATAAATAAAGATACTAATGAACGGTAAGGAGTATCTTTATGAAGAAGTGGCAGGAATATGTAGAATCTAATAGAAACAAAATTCAAATATTTCTTAAAGAAGGCAGTTTGATGGAGTACTGTGAAAAAGAAAACGTGGCTTATCATTCTGTATATCAATGGTGTAAAAAACTGGGTATTGAGATAAAGAATATACAACGGGCAAACACACGCACAAAATTATCAAAATCGAGAATATCTATAAGTGGGGAAGACCTGGATATTATTAAGGAGATGTACTTTAATAAAGAAATGTCCTTCTCACAAATAGCTTCTCATTATAAGGTAGCCATATCTACTGTATTTAATTTCTTTAAAAGGCATGATCTAAATCCGAGATCTGCGTCAGAGGGCTCTGGCCTTATACCATGGTCTGATGAAAAGAGAGAGGAGTATAGACAGCGCGGATATAATCTCTACTTAAATGCACGAAAATATGGCACTAAGCCTGAAAGAGATTTTAATGAATGGTGTATTAGTAATGATATAATGGCTATAGAGCAATGGAGATCAGTAGAGGGTACAAATCATCCATACGATTTCTTATTGCCAGCGTATAATTTAATTGTTGAGATAGATGGCCATTACTGGCATGCTATGGAGAAGCAGAAATTAAAAGATGAAATTCATGTTGACTTTGCAGTGAAATCGGGGTATAATATAGTTAGGATTTGTACAAATGATCTTAAAGCAGCCTCCGGCGATTATATGAAATTTTTGGGAGAGTATATTGATTAATTATAGCGAACTTACAGATGATGAACTTTTTGAGGCATTTCGCAAATACGAAAATGATGTTACAGTTTATGGCAACAAGCAGATGGCTATTAAAATTATGCTCAATGCACTTTACGGAGCTCTATCATCACAATACTTCCGATATTTTGATATGAGGATTGCCGAATCTATTACTGCATCAGGTCGATTGGCGGTGAGATGGGTTGAGATGAAAGTAAATGCCCACTTGAATAAGATCCTCAAGACCGATAATGTTGATTATGTAATTGCAATTGATACTGACTCGGTTTACCTAAACATGGAACCATTGGTAAATGCGGTATTGCCTAAAGGCGAGACACAGCAGATTGTCCGGTTTCTTGATAAGGTCGGGCAGCAGGATATTGAGCCGCTTCTAGAAAGGATTATGCAAGAGCTTACTGATAATATGGGTGCATATGCTAAT